CATTAGGAAGAGCTACTGAAATATCCAGAGATGAGGTAAAGTTTTCTAAGTTTATCAGAAGACTAAGAACAAAATTCTCAGAGTTGTTCAATACACTGCTAGAGAAGCAGCTTATTCTCAGAGGGATTATGAACGACCAAGAATGGAAAGCATTCAAACCATATTTCCAATATGTATTCCTTGATGACAGTCACATGGCCGAAATGAAAGATATCGAGGTTATGAACACAAGAATGAATCTATTGATGGATATGGAACCATTCATTGGCAAATATATCTCACACGAAACAGTCCGCAAGAAATTCCTCAAACAAAACGAAGAAGATATTGAAGAGGAAGATCAATTAATAATGCAGGAAATGCAAAACCCGATCTTAAACCCCCAAATTCTTGAGCCTCAGCCTCAACAAGACGCAGGGCCAAAGGACAAGAAACCAAAAGCAAAAAAATAATATTATAAATAATAAAAGATTTCAGGAGATTTTCAACTATGTCAGACAAAACTAAAGAACTTTTAAAATTTGCTCTAGAACAGAAACCAAATGCATTCAAAGAAAAGTTTGATGAGATCCTACTTGGTCTTGTTGTGCAAAAAACCGATGAAATTAAGTCTGATATGACAGCTTCGGCTTTTGAAGAATCAGCAGATCCAGAAGAAGATGATTTTGATATTGAAGACGAAGATCTAGAAGATTTCGATCTTGACGACGAAGATCTTGATGATCTTGATATTGAAGACGAAGATCTAGATTTCTCTGACGAAAATGAAGATTCTTTTAACGAGGAAGGTCCCGCCATTGAAGAAGGACTACGTGAACTTCTTGCTAAAGCTAAAAACGGTATGGAAAAAGAAATCGCTCGTTCGCAAGACAATAAACGCGATGAAGAAAGTGATAAAAAACTAAGAGCGAGAAAATAATAATGGCAAAGAAACTTAAAGATTTAAAGGCAAAACTGGGTGAGCTTCAGGGACCTGAAGACAACACAGTAGCAACCAAGAATTTCTATAAAAAACACAAAACAGTAGAACATCCTGATCCAGCTGGTAACGGTGACGATGTCTTCAAAGCATCAAATGTGAGAACAGTTAATCGCTCTCCCGATCATGGTTATAATCCAGGAGAGGACGCAGCTGTCTATGAAGACGTTGGTGGATATTCTGATATTGATGTGAGAAGAAATGAACAAAGAAAAAAAGCTGTTATGGCAGCTAAGGCTAAACGAAGAGTCGTTGACGATGAGGGGTTTAAAAAAGACGATAAGCCACGCTGGGATTCTGCTAAAGACGAAGTAGAAGCTGGCACACAAGCATCTTCAAGAAAGGGTTTGGCAATAGCATCTTCTGAAAAAGCCAGAAGAACTCGGGCTGAATCTTTTTCAAATGTAAGAACAGTATTGGGTGGTAGAGCAGGTCTTGAAAAGAGAATGGCCAAAATGGCTACCGATAAAAAAGACCAAGAGAAAAACCGACTCATGAAAGCGTTTAGAGCTTATTGGGGACCTGACGCCCAACCTAATAAGATGGAATCATATGATCCTAAGATTTCTGAAATCTTTGCTCATCTTTCTGAAGAAAACAAAGAACTCTTTCTTCAAGTTCTCGGCGAAGAAGATGGTTATGAAAGAATTGCCGAAGCTTTTGGATTGACTGAAGAGGAATAAACCATGCCATATACAATTATGGATAACAAACTAAACGGTTCAGTATCTATCCACGCCAACTCTAATACTGGACTCATCATTGTCCAGGGAAACAATTCTGTTTCAAACGTAGCAATTGGTAATGAAAACGTACATTCACTCGCCATTAATCAGGTTTGGGCTGGCTCTCCATCTGGAAACGCTGCCTACTGGGAAATCAAACGCGGTGCCAACGTTGTTCTTGTTATTGACTCTACCTGCTATCTTGATTTTACTGGCAATGGTAGACAAATTAAGATCGACGCAACCGCAAACGTAACTGCAAACCTTGTCGGAGCCACTGCTGGTTTCTTGGTTATTGAATTCCAGAAACTTGGCGTTGACAACCGAGGGCCATTAGGGTCTAACAGTACATACTTCGTGGCAGGAGCATAATGCCCATGAAACTTATCACAGAAACAGTTGAAGATATTAGAGTAATTACCGAAGCTGCTGCTGACGGAAAAAAGAACTTCTATATTGAAGGCGTCTTCATGATGGGCAATATCCAAAACCGTAACGGAAGATATTATCCTGTTGAAATCTTAGAAAACGCTGCTGGAAAATACACTGAGTCACACATCAACAACAAAAGAGCATTTGGCGAATTGGGCCATCCAGATGGACCATCCATCAATCTGGATAGAGTTTCCCACCTTATCGAGAGTCTAAAAAGAGACGGCAATAACTTTATTGGAAAGGCTCTAATCCTTCCAACTCCAATGGGAAAGATCGCTGCTGGAATTCTAGAAGCAGGTGGTAAACTTGGAGTTTCGACCCGTGGTCTCGGATCACTCGAAGAAACAAATAAAGGTTACAAACTGGTCAAAAACGATTTCTTCCTTTCAACAGCTGCTGATATTGTTGCAGATCCTTCTGCTCCTGATGCATTTGTTAACGGCATTATGGAAGGCATTGACTTTTGCTGGGAAAACGATTTACTTGTTGCTAAAAAGGCAAAACAGCAAATTGAACAAGCTGTCACAAGCCGAGAACTAGATGAAGAAAAGATGCTTGATATCTTTGAGAGATTCGTAAAAGGAATCGCAACTAAAAATAAAAGAAATTATAAATAAAAGGAACAATGGAGTTTAAACTAATGACAACAAAGAAAAGACAATTAAAGGAAGAAGATTCGGCGTCAGTAGCTGCTGCTACTTTGAAGCCAAATCCTTCACGTCCAGAGATGCTTTCAACCCTCACACAGATGCTAGCACAACTCGGACAAGAAGATCTAACTCATTACTTCAATGATGCAATGGCCCAGATTGGCCACGAAGCTGATAATATTCCTCCAAATGCTGCTGCACAAAATGCCGCAACAATCGCAACCAAAGAAGACATTCAGCAAATCTTTGGTGACAAACAACTCTCTGAAGAATTCACCACAAAAGCCGCAGACGTTTTCAATGCTCTTGTTGAATCACGTGTTATCCAGGCCAGAGTTGAACTCGAAGAGCAATTCGAAGAAAAACTAGCAGAAGAAGCAGAATCAGTTGTTTCTGAAATGACCGATGTTCTAGACAAATATCTAGAGTACGTTGCTTCTGAATGGATTAAAGAAAACAAACTTGAGATTGAAAGTTCAATCAAGACAGAAATTGCAGAATCTCTCATGCAGGGAATCTATAATCTGTTTGTAGAAAATAATCTAAAAATTCCTGAGAACCAGGTTGATGTTGTTGAAGCTTTGGTTACCAAAGTCGAAACTCTAGAAACCAAGATCGAAGAAGAAGCAAGATCAAATCTTGATCTTAAAAAACAAATTCAAGAAAAAGTTAAGTCTGAAATTTTTTCACAAGTAACTGAAGGCATGACTGCAACATCAGTTGAAAAGCTAAAGATCATTTCTGAATCACTTGAGTTTGTTAATGAAGAACACTTTAGAAACAAACTAAGTGTTGTTAAAGAGTCTGGCTTTGACAAGAAAACATCAACAACCCCACAAAGGTTGGTTGAAGAAGAAACTATGGAAAATGAAACAGAAGTTGAATCTAACCAACCAAATGGTCCCATGGATCGCTACGTTCAAGCTATCAGCAAAACTATCGTAAAAGATTAAACTTTATAAATAGATTAGAATTCCACTAAGGAGTAAATGAAAGATGTCTAAACAAGAACTATACAAAAAGTGGTCGCCAATTCTGGAACACAAAGAAATTCCAGAAATCAGCGGTCAACGTAAATTCGTCACCGCACACGCTCTTGAGAACACCGAGCGTGCTCTTAAAGAAGCAGGTCAGTTTGGTGGTCAACAGCTTCTCGGAGAAGCAACTCCAACCAACTCAACTGGATCTTCAATCGATAACTTCGATCCAGTTCTAATCTCTCTCGTTCGCCGTTCTATGCCAAACCTCATTGCTTATGACGTTTGCGGCGTTCAGCCAATGACAGGTCCAACAGGCCTTATCTTTGCAATGCGTACACGTTATGAGAATCAAACTGGCACAGAAGCTTTCTACAACGAACCAAACGCTGGTTGGTCTTCACGTGCTGGTGCTAACGCTGCATTAGCAGCAGTTGGTGCTTCAGCCGCAAACAACTTCGGTGCTAACACAATTGGTTCTGCTCCAGGTACTTCAAACAACGCTGGTAACTCAACCTACAACACAACCATGGGTCTAATCCTTGGAACTGCTGAAGGTCTCGGTTCTAACACCACAGCAATCTTCCCAGAGATGTCATTCAGCATCGAAAAGGTCACCGTTTCTGCAAAGACACGTGCCCTCAAGGCTGAATACTCACTAGAACTTGCCCAAGACCTCAAGGCAATTCACGGTCTCGACGCTGAGCAGGAACTCTCAAACATCCTCTCAACCGAGATTCTTGCTGAAATCAACCGAGAAGTTATCCGTTCAATCATCATCACTGCAAAACAGGGTGCATCTGAACAGACAACAACTCAAGGTATCTTCGACCTTGACACCGACTCAAACGGTCGTTGGATGGTTGAAAAGTTCAAGGGTCTTATGTTCCAGATCGAGCGTGAAGCTAACAAGATCGCAAAAGACACAAGAAGAGGCAAAGGGAATATGATCCTCTGCTCTTCTGATGTTGCTTCTGCTCTAAACGCTGCAGGCGTTCTTGATTATACTCCTGCTCTCGCTGGAAACAACCTCCAGGTTGACGACACAGGTTACACCTTCGCTGGTGTTCTCAATGGTCGTACCAAGGTCTTCATCGACCCCTACGCTGGTGCAAACTATATGGTCTCAGGCTTCAAGGGTGCTAATGCCTTTGACGCAGGTCTCTTCTATTGCCCATACGTTCCTCTCCAGATGGTTCGTGCTAACGACCCAGCAACCTTCCAGCCAAAAATCGGCTTCAAGACTCGCTACGGAATGGCACCAAACCCATTCGCCAAGGGAGCCGACGCTGCTGATGCTTCTGCCGTTCTCGAGCAAGACAGCAACGTTTACTACCGTCGTGTGCTCGTCAATAACTTGATGTAGTAAGCTAACATATTGTTTTACTAAATACTACCAGGGGGAAACTCCTGGTAGTATCATTTTGATACACTGATCTAGGGAGATTTACCATGGCAAGCACGTTTAAACTTTTTGCTGATAAAATGGGGGGCACTGTTGCCAGCAATTTTATTGGACAGAAAGGAGAGATTTTCTACGACGCTTCTGGAGTAACTCCTGTTCGATTATCTGATGGTGTAACTCCTGGAGGTATCCCATTCGGAATTATTTCTATAAACGAAAATTTTAATCCCCTATTCACTGATGCTTCTGGAACGTTTGCGATTGGTAGTGGAACAGTTACGGGGTCTTATGTTCTTCAAGGATTAATCTGCCACTTTAGAATGAACGTAACATTTTCTCCAACTACCAACTACGGAACTGAACAGTATAGATTTACTCTTCCATTTCCAGCTGTTAGTACTTTTTCTGCCCGTGGT